TGGCGTTGGCGAGCGACAGGCCGAGTTCGGCCGCCACCCAGTCACCGATCGAGATGACCGAATCGGCCAGAAGCTCGTTCGCCACGATCGTGGCGGCCGTGACCTTCTTCGCCGTCAGCGTCACCTGATTGATGGTGGGATCGCTGGCCGTGATCGCCACGTTCTCGTCTTGCCACTGGCTCGTCGCACCGCCCGTCCGGCGCGGGAAGAGCAGCACGTCGCTCGGCATCTGCACGTTCTGTGCGTTCTGCACGAAAGCGGAGTACTGGTCCACAAGCCGGATCACGGTCGAGGAGAGCACGTCGGCCACGGCCGCGGCACCGGTGGTCGCACCGGTCGAGCCGAGGGCGCGGGTGTCGATGCCCGCATCGTCGCACCACCGCTTGGCCTCGACATCACCCTTGCGGGCCTTGATGTACATGCCGAACCGGTAGGCATCCTCGGCCTTCTCGAACGCACGCAGGCGACCCGCGAACGGGACCGACTCGATGCGGACGGCCTTCTCCTCGGCACGAACCTCGGGGGCCGGGGTGCAGCGATCCACCACCGACCGCAGGTTCTTGGCCGACTCAACGACCTTCTTCTCGAAGTCGATCTTGGCGGTGAGTTCGTCGGCACGCTTGTTGAGGTCGATCAGTTCGACATCGCGAGCGGTCGTGTCTTCGGCCTCGATCGCACGAACGGCGTCGATCCGGTTGGCAAGGGTTGCCGCTTCGTCCTGCAGCTTCTTGAGATTGTCCATGTTCTGTGAGACTCCTGCGGCGGTATTGCCGTGGAGTCCACAGTGCCACTAGCGGGCGGGTCTCTTGCAGAAGCGCACTTCGGAAAGTGTTGTTTTCACAAACGCCACCGCCCGAGCCCCGCACCGGGGGCATCGCAAATACCGCTGCCGCTCGTCACCGCAGGGACGGCTGGAACGGCAACGGAGTTTCTCGCCGCAGGTGCAGCGTGCTTCAGACACGGCGGAGCCTCAGAGTCCACGCCGCAGCGGCGTCACGGACCAGGGAACGCACGGCCCTCTTCACTTCCGGCTCGGCATCGGCGTCGGCCTCGACGGCCGCAGCCTGCTCTGCCAGCCACGCTTCATAGGACCGCCGGGACACCACCGCAGTTGTCGCACTGCCGTAGGCGGGCACGTTCACGGGGCCGACCTCGTAAAGGCCGGAAGCCTCCACGATCTCGCGGATGGCCTTGCCGCTTTCGTCCGTCGTGTAGCGCTCACCCTTCTGGCTCACGGTGAAGGCGAAGGAGCTTCCCGTCAGCAGGCGAGCCCGCACCAGGGCGAGAACGTCACGGCCCGCCGAGGTATCCGGCGGCTCCACGACATACGAGATGCCACGCTCGTCGGCAATGATCTCAAGCGTTCCGGCCGACTCGCGGCCCAGCAGCATGTCGCTGTTGTGGTTGTAGTACGAAAGGATCTCGCCCTTGCCCCGCTGGCGGTTCAGCACCTTGTCGAAGGCACCGGGCAGGATTCGCTCCCGAAAGCCGCCGAGGTCGAGGGAGAGACGGTTGTAGGGCACCGCCAGCCCACGGATCGCCTCGCGCCCGCTGGAGCGCGTCTCGATTTGCAGTTCGCACTCGGGGGCTTCGTCTACGGTCAGGCAGCGGCGTTCAATTTCCATCGGTCTGATCCTCCTGTTCGGCCTGGTCCTCGGCGTCGTCGGCCGGGCTGTCCTCTTCCTCGACGGGCTGCGCTGGCATCGGCTCCGGTGCCGGTGCGTCTTGGCCAACCTTGTCGAGCGTGGTCATGTTGAGTTGCACGAAGTGCTTGTCGCCGTCTGGCCCAATCGGGTTCAGGTTCTCGGCCTCTCGGATTTCGTTGATCGTCATCCAGCCGTTTTGCAGGGCCGACACATAAAACGCCGCCCGGCTTGTGTGGTCACCCCGCAGCAGGCCGTTGACGTTGTGCTCCGCGAAATAGGTCTCGTCGTCCACGATGAGGTCGCGAGAGATCGCCGCCTCCCACCGCTTCAGATGAGGCAATAAGCAGTGCTGTACGAATTCTGTCCCTTGAACTTCGATATTTGAATATGTACTGCGGGTGAGATCCTGAATCATGTGGGGCGGCACGCGGAACGCACGGCAGATTTCGATGACTTGGTACTGCCGCGTTTCGAGGAACTGGGCCGCCTCGTTTGAGCCGCTGAGTTCGTGGGCCTTCACGCCGTTGGGCAGGACCGCCGTGCGGAACGCCCGATCTGCGCCACGGTGCATCCGCTCCCACTGCTCGCGTAGCCGCTCGGCGGCTTCCACCGGAATCGGGTTATCAGACTCCAGCACGATGCCGGGCCGGGCACCGTTGCCGAAGTAGGTGGACCCGTGGGCCTCAAGAGCCTGGGCCAGCCCGATCGCGTTCTGGAAGATCTTGTACGTGGGGATCGCCCGTATCCCGTCCTCGGTCGTGAACCGCAGGGCGAAGATCTGGTCTTGGCTGTAGATCGTCTCGCGCCCGCTCGGCTCGCGATACCGATACCGCAGCGTCCCGTCAGACAGCCGCTCCACTTCCATGCGGCTGGAGTGCAGCGGCCACAGTTCCGAGACCGCACCGCGAGCACCAGGGCGGATCTCGGCGTAGGACGCACCGTAGTGCAGGTACATGCCCGTCATCCAATCCCTGAACTCCTGCGCCGTCTGCCAGGGGTTCGGCTGCTGGTGGAGCAGGCGATACACGGGGTGGCTCGTGGCCTTCGCCTTACCGCCGTTCGCCATCCGCTCGTAAACGTGGAGCGGCAAAGCGGAGACGGCATCCGAGATCACGCGGATGCAGGCGGTGTACGCCGAGCAGGCCATGCTGTTGTCGGCGTTGACGCGGATGCCCGAAGGCGTGCGGCTCGACGAAACCTCGGGCCAGTCGATGCCACGCAGGTCGAACATCCTGAAGTCGGCGGCGTTTTCGCTCATATGCTCATGATGTCCCAGGATTGTTCGGGCGGCGGGGCCGTGGCCGTCGCGTGGATGCCGAGGGCCATCGTCAGCGCCACGATGCCGTCGATGCGTTCGTTGGATTTCGCCTTGCTGGGCTTGATGTTTCCGGCGTGGTCCTGCTGAATCGCCACGTTCGACGCCTGCCACGCCAAGACGGGATGCCCGCCGTGGTGCAACTTGCCGCCCACCACCAGCGCCTCAAGCTGCTTGGCGGGCGAACTCATCGAGCCGTAGCCCTGCCCAAAACCTAAGACATTCACGCCATCGCCTTGCAGTTGCGTGGCCAGCTGGGTCGCGTTCCAGCGGTCAATCGCCACCTGCCGGATGTTGTATTTCTTGGTCAGAGCCATGATGTCGGCCCGCACCTGGTCGAAGTCGGTTACGTTGCCTTCCGTGAACTTGAGGTGGCCCTGCCGCTCCCAAGTGATATAGGGCACCTTGTCCCGCTTCTCGCGCTGGTGGGCGTTCTCCCGTGGAATCCAGAAGTGTGGCTCCACCCAGAAGGTGCCGTCGTCTAACTGGAACAGCAGGCAGAAACAGGTCGTGTCGAACGTGCTGGCAAGATCAAGGCCCGCGAAACACTCCCGGCCGTCGAGCATCACCGGGCATGGCTGGTTGCCCTGCGCCCACTTATCCATCTGGAGCCAGCGCGTGCTTTGCTCCGTCCAACAATTCAAATAAAGCTGTTTGAAGGTGTTCTCGTATGATGGCATCTCGACCGCCCTCGCGCATTCGCTACGCAGGAAGTCGAGCTTGATCGACACGCCCAGGTTCGGGTTTGCAGTCGCCCAAGTTTTTTCAGACTTCCAATCAGCGCCATCCGGGGCACAGTAGATTTCGGGCAGGAACGTCTCGTCTTTAATCGCCCCCGCCTGCACGGCTTCGGCATATCGCCAGATTTCGTAGCACACCGACCGGCGATCCCAGCCTGCCGTCGTGATGTAGATCATGAGCGGCTGCCGCCTTGCGCCCATGCTTGTTTGCATAACATCGGCCAGCTCGCGGTCGGGCTGGGCGTGCAGCTCGTCGAATATCACGCCGTGAGCGTTCAGCCCGTGCTTCGTGAACGCCTCAGCCGAGAGCGCCTTGTAAAACGAGTGCGTATCCTCCCGCACGATTGAGTTGCGGTAGACCTTAAGCCGCGACCGCAGCGAAGGCGACATTTCCACGCACGCCTTTGCCATCTCGAACACCAAGCGTGCCTGCTCGCGGTCAGCCCCGCACGAAAATATCTGTGCGCCTGGCTCACCATCGAACAAAAGTTTGAGAGCAATCCCAGCGCACAGCGTGGATTTTCCGTTCTTGCGAGGCAGTGCCAGTAGGCTCGTGCGGTATTGGCGAAGGCCATCCGGCCGCAGCGTCCCAAAGAGCCGCCCGATGTAACTGGCCTGCCACGGCTCCAGGGCAAAAGGCTTGCCGCCGAGCTCGCCCTGCGTGTGCCGCAGATGCTTGGAAAAGAAATTGACCGCATCGACGCCAGCCTGGGCGTAGCTAGGCGAACATGCGGGCGTCTTCGTCGTCTTCTTGCGGGCCTTGGTCAACAGATGAGACCCTCGCCAGTGCAGATGCAGTCAGGCCAAACTCGGCCGCAAACTTCAGCATCTGATTCCGTGCGTCACGCTTCCGATTCCACGCCGGATGATTCGATACCCTACCCTTGTCGTCCATCAACGTGGTGCCGTTCGCCTTGAGCTCGATGTCG